AGTTGGTGCAGTTAGAGCTACCGACGTTGAGTCAATAGCAGCTAAGTCTAATGGGAAGTTGTGAGCGTTACGCTCGTGCATTACTTCAAAGCCTAAGTTAGCTCTGTTTAATACATCAGCCCATGTAGGAATGATCTTTCCATTACTGTCAACAATAGATTGGTTAAAGTTGAAACCGTTGAGGTTGAAAGCCATTGTGCAGACTCCCATAGAGGTAAGCCATATGCCAACGACGGGCCAAGTAGCGAGAAAGAAATGTAAACTACGGCTATTATTAAAAGAAGCATATTGAAAAATAAGTCTACCAAAGTAGCCATGAGCAGCTACTATATTATAAGTTTCCTGTTCCTGACCAAACTTGTAGCCATAGTTCTGTGAGATATCTTCCGTGGTCTCCCGAAGGATTGAGGAAGTAACAAGGCTTCCGTGCATAGCAGCAAACAAAGCACCGCCAAACACACCCGCAACTCCGAGCATATGAAAGGGGTGCATAAGGATGTTGTGTTCTGCTTGGAAGACAAACATGAAGTTGAATGTTCCACTGATTCCTAAAGGCATACCGTCAGAGAATGAACCCTGACCAAATGGATAAACAAGAAAGACTGCAAGAGCAGCAGATAAAGGTGCTGTGTAAGCAACAAATATCCACGGTCTCATTCCGAGTCTGTATGATAGTTCCCACTGTCTGCCTGCATAGGCTGCGACACCTATAAGGAAGTGAAAGACAACGAGTTGATATGGTCCACCGTTATATAACCATTCGTCTAAAGTTCCGGCTTCCCATATAGGATAGAAATGTAGTCCGATTGCGTTAGAGGAGGGGACGACTGCTCCTGATATAATATTGTTCCCATATAATAAGGAGCCGGAAACAGGCTCACGTATGCCGTCTATGTCTACAGGCGGTGCTGCGATGAAGGCTAATATAAAACAAGTGGTTGCAGTTAGTAAGCAAGGTATCATAAGGACACCGAACCACCCCACATAGAGGCGGTTCTCTGTGCTTGTTACCCACTCACAAAAACTTTCCCAGTTGTTAGTTGGTTTAGTAAGTTGAATAGTTGCCATTTAATTAGAAAGTAAACTTAGTTCCTAACTTAGTGCCCCAGTTGTTATCAGCATCGTCTACTTGAGAAAAAGATAACTCACCATAAATACCTAACTTATCTGTTACAGGTAGTTTAGCTCCTGTTTTACCAGACCAGTTAGAGTCTGACTCTGAACCATCAGCAGCGTTAAGTGTCTTACCACCTTGGACATACCAAGCTAGATCTTTAACTTTATCTTCGTAACCTACGTGTAGGTCAGTTCCTCTTGACTTGTAATCTGTACCTGTATACTTAGCTTTAGTTTCTAAGTTAATATAAGGACCAGCTAAAACTGGTGAGGATATTGCAGCTGCTGCTACAAGTAATAAAATTTTTTTCATTAAAATACGCCGGGGATGATTTGTCCTGTTGTAGCGTAAGCTCCTACAGCTGCTACGAAACCAAGCATTGCTGCCCAGCCATTGAATCTTTCTGCTTCTGGTGTCATGAGTTTTTGTTGTGGTAATAATTGTATGGGTGGTTCGTTTGGAAAAATATTTTGTTTACCGTATTCGGTAGTAATCATAAGTTCGTGTTGGGTAGTATACATATGGCGAGGACGATGCGATTCGGGTCGCCGCTATACTATGTAGGCATATTTATATTTTGTATATACCTTTCCAAAGCGTCTTTCTTAAGATCTCGAGTTTTTATAAATAAGTCAGGTCTACCACCGGGGTATGGGTTATTATAAAAAGGTCTGGTAGGTGCACGGCCATCTTGGTAAGGTAGATTAGCTAAAGGATCACCAACATTCTTAATTTTTAAATCATGGTAATTCTCAATATGTTTCTTCTCATACTCAGGTTCATTTTCCTTATACTGTTCTTTTAACCATGGTACTTCCAGTTCAGTAGTGTTACGATTAAAAGTATAAGGGCTTACGTCTGTGACTTCACCTTCTTCTGTGTAGTATTGACCCGGGCCAGCGTGTGCTAT